CCAAATTTTGATCTGGTTGGTGTGGATTCCGTAATCCTTGCTCCGCAGGGTGATAATGTCTTCCGTCCCGCTCTTTAGCGTGATTTCCGATCTCGTCCCTTTGTTTACACGGAAACCGTAAACCCTTTGGGGGACAAAATCCTTTGACCCCGTGAAGGCGTGAGCGATACCGTCAAGAAGACTGCCGCCGACGAGGGCGTTTCTGGCTTCCGAAATGTCGGAAAAATCGAGTAACGTGTTGGGCTTTCCGCCTATGGACTGCCCCAGAACGACCAACGATTGAGAAGGCGCTCCCGTTCCGCTTTTAACATTGTTCCGGCGGGTGTAAACACCGGGCTTGCGGTGTTCCGTTCTTTTCCCGGCGGTTTCAAATACTGTTGCGCTTATGCCCATAATAAAACCTCCCTCTAGCTTACCTTTTTGTTCAACAGGTCTTTAACGATCTGTTCCCATTCAGACTTTGTATGCGCTTCCATTCCGTGTTTGATTTTAAGAATGGGAACAACATACTTGTTGGGTTCGGCTATCTGAATGAACGTAACCAATCCCATTTGTTTTTCCCCGCCCGGTTTTTTTTGGTCGGGCGGCGGCGTGTTGTTTTGCGTTCCGCTTCCGGCGTTGCCCTGTCCGCCGTTATCGGTGCCGGCACTGTTTTCGGCGGGGTTGTCGTCAATCAAAGGCGTGTCTTCGGGCGGCGCTCCGCTTCCTGTTTCATTGTCTTTATTAGACTTCGACATGGTTAATAACCTCCGTGATTAAATCCCTTTTCGGGTTGTCAATTTGGGTATCCAACACAATTTGTTCGATTGCGTAGTTTACTTCAAACGTAATATCTGCACCGGCAAGGACTACATCAAACTGATCATTCCATGCGCCGGATCGCTGCCCGCCTAAAGTGTCATCGTCCAGTTTTATATCGTGCGCCCGGTATTTCTCCGCAGTCAAAATATGGCGGAGGTTTCCGATGACAAAAAGCCGCAACTGTTCGTATATCTCGTTTTTCAACTGGACGTTTTCCGACCAGATTTCAAGGGATATTCGATCCTTGCGGTAGAATTTCATTGAGAAGCCGTATATGACTTTTTTCCCTTCAATGTGTTTTTTAATGGCTTCTAACACGTCCGGCGCGACCACGGTGCATAAGCCCGGTATCTGCCGTGTTTTTTCTTTTTTCTCTTTCTTTCCGTTTTTTTCCGTTTCCGCAAAATACGTTTCGGTGGTTTTTGTGATAACGTCTATTTCGTCCTGATTAAGCCCTACGCCTTCGACTTGCGGCTGTAAGGGGAGATCGGACGGCTTATCGTCGTTATACGTCGAGACTACGACCGTCGGGAACAGGTCGGCGGCTTTAGCGGTGTTTCCTTTTTTGAATATCTTGGCAAACGGGTGTTCCAACGTCGCCTTAATGTGAAAATTATTATACAGATTTTCAAATTTTATGGTGTCAAAATAATCGTTAATTGCGGCGACTACAGCCTGTTCGAGAATAAAGCCGCGATTAAGATAACAGATCACCGTAGCCCCCAAGACAAAAAAAGACAGCATTATACCGACCATACGGACGGTATCTGCTGCCCTTTTCGGCGCATACAGTGTTCTATATTTTTTTCATAATACCATTTTTTATGGTATATGTCAAACCCCTAAATCGGCTTCCAATCCCGCCCGTATCATGTCTTCGACTACGGGGCGGGTGGTTCTTTCCAAAGCCCCCGTTACATCGACCGGCGGGACGGCTTTTCTAATCCAACTACCTTCGGGGCTGTCCCTTGAAATAATCCTGAACGTAAAATAGGTACTGCCTTTTTTCTTGGATTCGTCGGGGAAACTTACAAGCCCGTTGACGTTGCCGTCGGCTTTTATGCGTTCCCCCCAGTCGTACTCCGCACGTTCTACGGGCTGCCCCCGGTAGTTATTCTCTATATGAATAGCCGTCGATCCGTCCGCCCTTACGGACAGGCGGCGCGACGCTTTCATTTTGAACGCAAGGACGGCGGAGTACATATTTTGCGGTATCACGTTCTTAAAATGCGCCCTTGCCCCGCCTTCCTTGTTCGGCGTTCCCCAACGGAAGGGGATTATCAAATAAGGCACCCCGTCTTTCGACACCCGGCTTTTATTGCCAAAGGGGTGCGTCGTCTTCATGTCAAGTTCGTCGGTGCCTTCCTCAATTCTCTGCGCCTGTATGGATTCGCTTTCGATATTTACGTCAAATGCGGAGTTTTTTCTTATTTTTATCGACCGCGCAAGGTTGGCGGAGGGTGATTTTATTTCGGGTATTCCGTCAAGAGATCCGCCCATCGCCCACGCTTGCCATTGCGATTGAATAAGGTTGGCGGAAGCATTGAACGCCGCCTTGCCCGCAGGGAAAGCCTTTGCCCCCATTGTGGCAAGCCTTTGAAGAATCTCCGAATCGACCGTTACGTCAAATCTTATCATTGCACATTTACCCGCTTGTTTTCCGCATAGGTGCCGTACCACTTTAACACGGCTTTTTTAGGCATACGCTGATTTTCGCTTGTCCGTAACTGCGGTATCGCCTTTGCGACGACGTATGTCGGGTTTTCCCTGTAAGTTATGCTGTACGATTCGCCCGGTTCGGGAGCGTCGTCGCATAACCATTTAATGCGGTTTGTCCCGGTCAACAGGAAGTCCACGCCTTGGCGGTATTCCCTTTCGGTTCCAAGACAGGATACCACTTCCTGAACGAAAAAAGCCCCTATGGTGTCGTCAACCCCGTTTGTCCGCTTCGTTACCTCTTTTCTGGTATTCGTCCCGGATAACGCCGTCAACACGTCTTCGTCCGCAATATCGCAAGAGTAGGGAAAAATGGTAACGGCTTGCCCCTGATATTCTACCATCAGTTTCACGTCCGCCTCTGATAACTCTTGGCTTAATATGGCGAAAATAAAGGGCGGTATGTACTCGATGTCGTAAGCGGTAAGCGGTTCGGCGGGGGGCGTAGTTTCTTCCGGCGGTTTCTTTACAACAGGATCACCTAACAAAAACAAATCGGTACGGTATTCCGCCGTCTTGTATTCTACGCCGTTTGCGTCCGTAATTTTCCCTATCTTTACAACGTCGGCGGGCGCGGTGTGCGTCATGCCGTCGATTCCGTTCCTGCGGTATCGCAAGCCGTTGACCCTGTAATAACCCGCCCCCAGACTTTCGCAAGCGGCTTTTTTCATAACAGAAACCGTGTCTTTGGTCATTATGGCGTACACATAATCGCCTTTATTGACGGGTCTGTCCGGGTTTAAGATGATATATTTACCCATTTTGAAGGCGTTTTTGAAAGGCGCTCCGTAAAAATCGTGTACCACATCGAGGGTGCAGTCGGCAAATTCTTCCGACGCTTCCGCTATGCCGTCCTTATCCGCCATAAGCGTTTGCGTAACGGTTAATTTAGGTTGGTATCCGTACACGATACCCCGACCGCCACAACGCTTGCAATGTATATCCGGCTGTCCCTGCGTTTCTTCATTGGCGCAGGGGCATTTTGTCGCAGTTCTCCACCTGACAAATTGCCCGTGTCTTTCGAGTAACGCCTCATAGTTCTCTTTACCGAGGGTGAGAACAACGGGCGATTCCTTGCCAAGCCCCTGTCCCATATTACAAACACCCTATCGGAATATGACCGAATTTGCGTTGGTTGTCGGCAATATATTTTTCTAATTCGTCTTGATAGACCTTAATTCTCGCGCCGAAGTACGCCGAAGTCGCCGACTGCGTAGAGCTAAACGATTCGCTTAATCCGTCCATGCTCAAACTGCTGCTAGAGAAACCGGACATAAGACCGTCGCCAACCACGTTCAACAGGGCGATAGCGGCGCTCTTGGCTATGGCTTCCCGTAAATCAAGCGGCACGTCGCTCGCGCTCTCATACCCTGCGTCGTAATCAATATCGTAAAACAGGTGCATACTTAAAGTTTCCGTACCGTACATATTCGTCGCCGTCTGTATGCCCCGTATAGTTTCCGAAGGTCGCAGCGGTCGTTCCATTAATTTCAACATACCTTTTGTCTTGTCAACTATGGTACTTCCTAACAGGCTTTTTTCAGAATTCTGAAATTTGCCGATGAGGTTAAACCTGTGAACCTTGATAATCGGGTGGTGTCTTAACGGTATAGCCCCGTACCGCTGTATTCTGGCAAATTTGAAGTCATAAAGGGCTTCCTCAATGTCGTAATCTTTTCCCTTTTCAAGCCCTTTTATTTCAGGGTTGCACCGGATACGTTTCTTTTTAATGGTTATATTAAGCCGTCGTTCTACTTCGGCTATAGCGTTGTCTATGTAATATTTTATCTGGTTATCGGTAAAAAGGTTTCCATTCGTCGCCTTAAAATCCGTTCCCCAGATCCATGTCTCCCGCAGATCGTCGGGGGTGCATATTTCGCCCCATTGACCGGGGGGCGGTTGGTAATTTCCGAAACTAAACCCTACGGGTCCGCAGATACCGTAACGCACAATATTTGAATATTCGTAATCCGTCGGCTTCGGGGCATTATTTGCAAATTCAACAATTCTATATGAATGAACCCCGTTAAGGGTTTCGTGGTTGTCTACAATGTCGCCGGGTTTTACCGCCAATGCGGGGTTGTCTTCGTCCGGCGTTAAAAATCCTTTTTCGGTGTACGCAAGCCAAATATCTTCATTCGCGCCTTTTCTTTCAAGGCGGTAAGAGGAATCCCCCTCAATGGTGATAATGCCTTTTGTTTTTAATGATATGGCTTGTATTATTTTCATGGTATCTCAAAAAAAATAAAAAATACATGGGGGATAACTTTCGCTATCCCCCACGATTAAAGACTACACTTTCTCAAAACCGGGTATTCCGGCAAGGTACTCTGCGTCTTTGGGATCGACGGTCGCCTTGCCGTCTTTGTCGAAGGTGATCGTGTTTCCCGTAACGGCGGTTATGGATTTTCCCGCCCGTTTTGCGGACTTTATCACGACACCTTTACCGTCGCCGTCTTCCTTCGGCTTGGCGGGCGGGTCGGTAGGCGGTTTTTGACCGCCGTTTCCGTCGCCGTTCTCCGGCGTTGCCGGGGTAAAGTGGTCGGTAATAAGTTTTATAACCTCTTCACGGGTAGCACCCTCTATTAACTCAACGCCATTTTCTGCGGCGAATTGTTTAAGAGCTTCGTCCGTCATTGACGGAAGCCCGGAAAGATCAACGGGCTTTTCGGTTTTTTTAGCCATGCCTCAACCCCCCGCGATAGGAGAGGTTTTTAACCAATCCGCAGAATTCAGGTGCGCGGACTTCCAAACTTGCGTATAACAGGATAAGGAAGGGTGTCTCCGCTTTCGCCGTCGGGTAGAGCGGGAAGGTGCTTAACGGCAATAACTGACCGAAAGTGAATACCGGCGTTACCCTTGCGTTGGTGAGGAACAGCATTGAAGCAGTACCGGGTAAGTCTTTGTTGGTGTCTTCAAACACGGTGTCGCCGCCCACGTTGGGGCTGTTGGGAATCTGTACCATTTCCATAGCGGTATCGCCGTCTTTCGCCGTCCGGCAAATTACAAAGCCGGTGGTCGGAATGGCGTTATCCGGTTTAATGGTAAGCCTTACCGCAGCGCCCCTGCCGACTGTTATCGGGGTGGCGATACGCAAGCCTTCGGAAATTCCGGCGCGGTTGATCGAATGGACGGTGTAGGAATAATCCCCTTCGTCGCCTTCGCCAAACTGCGATTCGCCCACGGATATAACCGCTGCGGATACGCTGATCGGCTGTCTCGGTCTCTCGCTTGCGATACCTTCCGCCTTGACTGCGCCCTTGACTTGGTAGAATTTGTCCGCACCCGCTTCTTCGCCGCTGAAGGTGATAGTGGGTCCGATGGCGGTCGGATAATCCGGCAACTGGTCGAAAGTCGCGCGGTTGTCTTTTACCGCCATGCGGATACGGTCGGTAAACAGTTCTTTTACGTCCCTTGCAAGAACGGACGGGAAAAGAGCCTTGTTCACGGAACCGCCCCTGTCCCAAATCTGCTGTGCAACGTCGTCAAAAAGCCCTTCGCCGAAATGACCCAGAGAATTACCTCTTGCGTCTTTGATGTTCGGATTTTTGGACTTCTCGATAGCGGCAAGGAAACCGTCGTATTCGGTCGGGATAACGTCTGAATTCCCGTGGAATATCTGATATTCCGCAGACTGACAGGCGACTTCCGTTCCGGCAAGTTTTTCCGACGTGTAAGCGTCTTCAAAAGTTTCCGCCGCTTCCATTTGCTTGGTAACGGAGCGTCTTGTCTGAATGTACTTCTGCGGGAAGATCACTCTTTCAATCGCCTGATCGGTATCGTTGGAAGCACCGCCTTCCGGCACCGTGTTCCACTTGAAATTGCCGAATGAAGTCCGGCGGTTAAGTTCGTGTACCGTACTGCGTACAGGCACCTTCTTAACTGAATTGAGAATTTTGCAATCCTCTTTCAAAGCCGCCACGACGTTCATCATGGTAGCTTCCAAATTTTCGGGGATCATCGCACGACCGTTGACCATGATAGCGGAATCGGTTTCATAGTTTCCGGTAGTTAAAGCCTTGTTAAGCTGTTCGATCTGCTGCGCTTCGACTGCGTTTGATCCGGTGGTAGCCCCTCCTTGGGCTCCTGCGTCAAAATAACCCATCTTTTAACCTCCCTATGGTTAAGCGGTCGCTTTCATTTCCTGCATGAGGAAATCGTAATCTTCTGTACGAAGATTGAAGTTCGGATCACGGACTGCTTTTTGCATATCCCCTTCGATCCTTGTCGCTTCGTGCAGCCCAATTTTGCCTGACTTGTAGGCTTTGTTAAGCGCGACTTGCGCCCGTTCAAAGTCCTGCATGGTCGGACGATCCTTTACAACGGCGCGTCCGCCTTTCTGTATGCCCTGTGTAGTTCCTGCGCTCTTGCCCAGTATTGACTGTGTGGGAGCGGGGGCGTTGGCGACAATGGCAAGCGCCTTTGAAATCTCCATAACTGCGTCGCCCAAGTCCTCAATGGACTGCCTGATGTCATCAACGCCGTCGAGGGATTTCTTGATTCCGTCCAGATCCTCCTGAAGATTTACAAGAAGTTCGTTGGCGTTAATCACTTTTACTGATTTTCCAACGTCTTTTCCCTTATCGTCTTCTTCGGTGGTATCAAGACCCGCAACATCGAGGTCAAGTTCTTCTTCGTTTCCTTCCTCGGTGTCGTTTCCTTCTCCGCCATTCTTCCCTGTGAGGGATTTAAGAATGTTGGATACCGCACTGGCAAATTTTCCTTTCATGGTTGTTTGCCCTCCTTGCAATATAATTTCGCGGACAGCAGTCCGCGCGTTAGCCTCGTCAATTCCCTGTTCAACAAGGAAACTTACTGCGTCTTGTTCGGTGTCGATCTTGCCTTCGTCCATAAGCCGGACAAGTTTTTTTATTCCGGTTTTTGTTACGTCAACGGGTTTTTTATCCCCCACGTCTTCGGGTATCGTCGCCCGACCGCCCGTGAATTCGGCGTGGTCGGTCGTTTCCGAAGTAGCCATGAGAGCTTTCACAAATTCGTCCGGGTTATAACTTTTCGCAAAATGCGCCGCCGATACGGTGTGATTTACGGGGGAAGGGGTGAGCGCCAAGTCATTCCAAAAAACGCTCGTTATTCTTTCAATGCCGTCTTTTGCGTTTTTCACGATCTTGGGGAATATGCCGCCGACACTGGCTTTTATCCGTGTGGACTTCGCTTTTAACAGGTTTATAATTTCCTGCGCTTTATCGCTTGTGTGGTACAGTTTTCCCTTGACGATGGTTTTTTTACCTTCCGCCCGGACTTCCAAGGGTTCGCCAATTATCATTGAAGGGTCGGAAATAATCTGTCCGTCGGCTCCGCGCCTCTTGTGTTGGTGGTCATAGCTGATAACGCCGGTATTCAAAAAATCGTCTTTACTGTCGAGTAACGCCCTTTGGAGTACAACCTGTTTCTGAAGGTCAAGATTCTCATTCGACGCTTCGACTTCAAAGAGAAAATTCCCGTCTGCGTCTGTAGAGATGTCCGACTTACAGAGGGTTAAATTGAGAAAAAATTCGCTGTCTCTGTCCGCTTCGTCCATAAAATTTTCCTAAAAAGACAAAAAAAAGGGCAGCCAAAAACCCCGAAATTAATCGAGATTTCTGGCTGCCCTTTTTCGGCGCAAACCAAATAGTATTCAGTTGTACTGATATACTACTAAATTAAAACATACTTGTCAACACCTAATTGAAAATATCCGCAAGCACCTCCGACACCGCTTTTTTGACTTTTGCCTTTTCCTCGTTCACTTCACGTCGTAAGGTTTTCCCTTTTATTCCGACCGCAAGCCGTCTCCCCGCCTGAAGCTGTTTTATCGCATCATCAACAGAATAGCTATCGCCCGACGTTTCGTCAACAAAAGACATACCCTTACTTTCCATTTCGCTCATACGTCGCTTAATGTCGGCGGTTTCCCTAAATCCGCCTCTGTGTTTGGAGTTCGGATCGGTTCTGTCTCTTGTTGGATCGCTAAAATGGAACATTCCGTCTTCAAATCGTAAAAATCCTGTGTTTGGGTATACGCCCGTCGGGGTACTTCCCGGTTTTACTGTTTCAGAAAATCGCTCAATGTCGTTAATGTCTTTAACGGTATATCCTTTTTCAGACAGTTTTTGGTGAAATTCAGTCCGATTTATTTCCCCATTAACAAAACTTTCCAAAAAATCAAAGTCTTCGTTCATCAAACGGGCGGCGGCGTGATCTTTCCAGTTTTCTTCTTTTTTGCCTTCCGGCTTTTCTTCCCAATCTTGGTCGATTAAAACATTGTAAATTAAGTTTCTGCTGTCCTGTATATCTTCCCATGGAATGTTTATCCCTTGTTTCTCAAGATAATCCGCCGCTTCCACTGGCTTGCCACTGTTTTTCATAATTGCTTCTATCAGGGCGTTTGCCTCTTTGTCTGTCATAGAATATGTGTCTATCAGTTCTTGCTTGACATCGTTACGGTCATAGTCTTTTAATTTTTTATTTTTGGGCTTGGACGGCTTTTTATCGGGTTTTGCGGGCTTCTTATCCGGCTGTTTCCAATTATGCCTTATGTCTCCTTCTGCCCCGACTTTATCTTGTTGCGGACGCAAAGCCAAATATTCATAAGTCGCTGTTTCAAAATCAATCTTACCGTCTTTGTAAGCCTCTTTTAAGCTACCCATGTCTTTATAGTTTGGTTTTGGCGGTATACCTTTTTCTGGTTCAAATATCGGGTTTATTTCTTTGCCCTTCTTTCCGAGAATAAATGTTTTCTTTCCGTTCATTTGATCTTTTGCCCAGTCTAGAGCTTCGTCAAAACTGGAGAAACTTCTCATGTTTTCGTCTTTATTCTGTCCATAAAAACCGCCGTTTGATCTGGCGTTATATTTTCCGTTTTCAAGATCAAATATCATTACCGCCCTGCGTCCCAAGTTGTCAAATTCTTCTACCGTTTTTGGAAATTTATCCCCTGTTCTTTCTTCCCATAGTTTCTTTATATCTACCTTCGGTTTCTTGGCGGCGGGTTTATCATCGCCAAATTTCATGGGGCTGTTGGGGTTGTCCCTGTCCCAATTCGACTGTATTTCTGATAACCCCTGTTTTTCCTTCGGTTTCCGGGGCTTCGGTTTATGCTCCGTCTGATACTGCACAAAATCGTTAAGTTCCTTGACGAAGGGGAGCGGTTTACCTTTACTGTCTGAAAAACGCTCTTTGTTTTCATTAACAATTTTTAATATGTCCGCCGCCGTTTTCGCCGCTGCAACCTTTCTCTTTATGGCGTGAATCGCCATTTTCGCGCCTCTGGTATGGCTGTCATACTTCGGCTTCCACTTGCCCGGCGCGGTTTTAATATATTTCTGTCCCTTCCAATCCCTTATAGTCCCCACCGGGAGACTGCGCCCAGACTTTTTAAGTTCCGCCGTTTCCGCTTCCATAAGGGATTTTTTTAATTCCTTGCCGTCTTCCTCAAGGGTATTCAAGTGGTCAAGCACAAGTTTTTTGAAGTAGTTTAATTTATCCCCTTCCGATTTTTGCACCGTGATAACAAACTCCGCCATAATAGCCTTCCTTATCGCCCCGGTTTCTTTGACGACCTTAAATAGTTCGTCGAAAGCGGCGTTAATCGCCTTGCGTTCTTCGCCTTCAGGGTAGGGCTTATGATTTTTATAATCGTCGTTTGACGCTTTATCGGTCAAGTAAGTGTTTTTCTGCCCCTTCTCTACCAGTTTATCGTCCAAATAAGCCGCAAACGCCCTCGCTCCCATTTCTTTTATATCCGACCAATACGGTTTTGATCGGTTGCTTTCAAGTTTTTTTGAATTTTCAAAAAAGTTCGATGTTAATTTTTCCGTATTTGAAGTCATAAAACCGCCTTTTTCTTCTTTGCCAAAATAAGCGGCTATATATCGCCTTAACTGCGCTGGTTTAATCCTTTTATATCCTTGATAATAGTTTGTATTCTTTCTTTTTTCTATCGTTTCTTCAAAAGTCTCTTTAACTACATCTTCCATGAATTTCTTGCCAGATTCAGAATTTACATATTCGTAATCATCTTTTGTGTAGTGTATATCTTCGGTTCTCGTTGCGCTCCCGGTCATCATTTCTTTGGCAAGGTTGGCGAAGGCGTTTTTTACCGCGACTACGTGGTCTTCTTGCGACTCTATTTCATCGATATTTTTTACCCCAGCTTTTTTTGCTTTCTCTTTATATCGCTCATAACTTACCCTTGACCATTCTCTTGCGGGTTCCGGCTTGCTTTGATCTTCCATATAGCGTTTCTCGCGTAACATATTAGATACTAAATGCCGCTGCATATCTGTTAAATCTTCATATCTGCCCGATTCTGTCAAAAAAACATTATATTTGCCGCCCGTCATAGCGTTGGCTATCAGGTTATCGAAGGCGTGAAACCACTCATGCCCAAGACTGCCGCCGCCCTTCATTTTCGTAATATTTATGACTTGCTCTAATGGTTCGTAATGCGCCAATGCTTTACTATGCCCCCGCGCTCCAAGAGCAACGGCAAGTCTGCCGTTCAATGAAACAAGGTTATCGGGTATTCCCGTAATGTCGGCAAGGTCGGCAAGCCCCATAGCGACGTTTTCAACATGGAATGTCGCTGATTTTACATCTTTTGCTACCCACTCCCCTAATTGGACATCGCGCAGGTTGAACATCTGTTTTAATTCCACGTTTGAAGGGTGTTCCTTTATTTTTCTTCCGCCCTTCCTTACAATTTTATCCGCCACTAATAACTCAAATTGTGTTTTGCGCTGCCCTCCTCCGCCGCCTGCGTGTTTTTTCTCCGCCCAAGAAAAATCATCGTCTTTAAGCGTCCATGCGCTTTCTATGTGATTTGCAAAGGATACGTTACTTACGATCCGTGAATGAACTTTACTAAAACCGCTGTCATAAGACGAGCGGTTACTGCCCGTCATGTCGGTAAAAGTCTCTACCGCCTCGTGAAAACGTCTTCCAAATGTACTCCATGCGGATCGCATAGTATTTGTAAGTTCAGCCTTTTCGTTTGCTTCTTTTGTTACCTCTCTCATCTGATCTTCTATTTTGTTCCGATGCTCTATCAGTTCTCTTGTCGTAACGCCCAGTTTTTTCTCTGCGGCGCTTTTCATTTCTTCGTATTTTTCCTTGCATTTTTTTAATATATTAATCTGCGCTTTTTCATTGTATGCATAACATCTACCTTTCCATGATCCATCTGCATCGAACAGTTTGTTAATGTCCAAAGAAGGATGCATATTCATCTTAAACCATTCCCGCGCCTCATTAAACGGATCGTCCTTCTTAAATATCTCGGTTTTTAGTCTTTCGTTGCACTCCATTTCTTCTTTAAGTATTTTTTCTCTTTTTTCGGCAAGTTTAAGAAATTCGGGTGTCCGCTTTGAAGATAAATATCTGCCCGATATTTCTCCCTGTATTTCGGCTATCTCATAAGATAATTCGTCAAATGTTTTGCAAGCCTCTAACCGGCTGCGTATAGCGTCTATGCCCCGCGAAAAATTATACCTGTTTTCCGGCGTATCTTTTTCGGGCTTTGAATTGATAGTTTTATATAACTGATTAATAATAAAACCGGCGCTGCCGGAAAGCCCACCTGTCTTTAATTCTTCCCAGCCCGTTTTTCCCATTAAATTTTGTTTTGTGATTAATTCTGCCGCCATAAGCTCATTTTCTTCTATACCCGTCCAGTCTATCGCCTCGTTTGTTATCTGCTCGCCGTCTCTCGCTTTTTTCCTGATAAAACTCTGTGCTAATTCCTTACGCGCCCCGGCGATATACCCCGTGTCTTTATAGCGGTAGTCTTCGCTGTTGGGGTTCCATGTTGAATCCTTCATGTTTGATACCCGGTCGTGTTTTTCAACGGGCGGCATTTTCGCTTTTTTTCGGGCTTTGGCGGTTTCTTCTTGCTCTGCTTTTTTCTCTTTCTCTGGTTGTGGCTTGGGTCCGCCCTTGTAGGCGTTTTTATTGCCCTTCATTGCATCGCTGCGGTTCTGGTGTTTTTCGGCTTCGGATTCTTCCTGTTCTTCCCCAGTATCAATCCCCAGAGACTTGGCTTCTTTAAGAAGATCGGCAAGGGCTTTTTCATGGTATTGTACATTTTTCCATGCCGACCCTTCCGACATATTAAGCCGCATACCCTCATTTTTCTTCAGGTTTCCTGCGGCAAATTTCTCCGCATTGTCAGCCTGTACCTTCTTTAATCGGCTTTTCGCGGCGCTTAACTTCTTGCGTTCTTCTTTAAGCCTTTTCTCTACTCTCATTTTTGCGCTATCCTTTTCGGGCTGTTTGCTTGCCGCCATTTTTTGTGGTTTTTTGGCGGGTGCTTGCGGGGCAAGTTTTCCCTCTCGCTCCGATACATATTTGCTTAATTCCTGTGCAAGAGGGATCGGGTGTCCGTTATCGTCGCTAAACCTGTCCCGGTGCAATAACACAAGTTTCATAAGGTCTTCGGGGTTGTTTATTACCTCTACTTTTTTGATAAGGTGTTTAATCGAGACTTTGGCTCCACGGGTTTCTTTATTGTAATACCTTCGCCATTTGCCGTCCGCTCCCTTTATGTGCTTTTGCCCTTTCCACTCACGGATTGTCCCTACCGCCATGCCGCCCTTTTCAATGCTGTCTTCGTCTATGTCTATTCCGGCGGTGTCTTCGTCGTCTTGGGCTTTCAGATGTTTAATGATCTGCCGTTTCAGTTCTTCAAACTTCGGATCCGCCGGCTGTTTGGATTTAAGAAAAAATAATACACTCATTATTTCGCCCTCTTTTGTATTGTGGTTTCGATAACGAATACGACCGATTTTTTAACCGTTTCGTTCTTCTTGGCTTCGCGCTCCGCCAAGATTTCTTCTTTCACTTCGTCCATAGGGCGAAGGTTTTTTATTATGTCTTTGGTAACAAGTTTTGTTGCGTCGGCTACGGTTAATCCGGGCTTGGCTTCTTTGGCTATCTGTACTCTTGCCTTCTCAATGTACTCATTGCGCTTTGATTCGATGTTTTTGATTTTCTCTTTGAGTTTCGCCGCCTCTTTGCCAAACTTCGTCGCAACGTCGGTCGCCGACTTTTCACTGGTCGGGTCCACGTTGTACCGCTTTAAGGTGTTTTCTACGGTTTCGCTCTTGCTTCTCGCACTTGTAATGTATTTTTGAAGGTACTGGGTTGCCGCTTTGCTTACCCTGTCGTATTCCTTGCGGAAGTCTTTGGGGTTTTTCCCTTCGACCCAACTGCTTTCTTTCACGCCGTCGAATTCGTCAAACCGCTGTTCTATACTTTCGTCGTTTTCCCTGTACTTGTTGCCGTATTCCCTTATGAGTTCAGCGTCCGACATTTCGCTTATTTTTTTGGCGGCTTTTTTGATCTGTTCAAGCTGTTTCTGGCAATTTTTTATTTCTTCCTGATACTCGCGCCGACGGCTTGAATTCTCAACTATCTTATCGCACGTCGCCTGTGCTATAAGCACCTGATTTTTGATGACTTCGATCTCTTGCTTAATTTGCATACCCGCCCGTTTTGCAGGGTCTTTGATAAGGCTAAATTTCGCTTCTTCGGGGTTAATTTCTTCGACGTTCAGGGTGTCGCCCTTGTATGAGAACACGGCGGCGATCCTCTTTGATTTTTCGTCGTGTTTTTGGTACATGAAAGAATCAATACTGTCATTCATAAGCGGGTACACGATATGGACGTGTCCCTGTTTGTTGCCCTGCCTATGTATCCGCCCCTCTACCTGTATAGCGTCGGTGGGATTCCAGTCAAGCATACAGTTATAAAGGGTAGAGGTGTTGCCGTTAAGGTTTACGCCCTCTTTTATCGTTTCCGACCCGATAATAATTTTAATCTTACCGTTGGGGTCGTTAAAGTCCTTCATAATTCTGGCTTTTTCTTCTTCGCCCCTGTCGCTGCCGTCTTTGTTTGTTCCGCTTGGTAGGTGCTGCGGTGATAAAAAGGCTACCGCTTCCGGGTCAACGCCCCGTTTTACCAGATACTCTTTGACCTCTTTGTAATAACTTATTCCCTGCGGCAAGTAGATGACCTGTCCGGCGGTCTTTGAAAGTTCCGCCGCCGAATCGCACACAAACGTCATTTTCGGACTTGACGTTACAAAATCGCCCAAGTCGTCGGGTAGTGTTACTATATTTGATTTTTCAAGCAACCGGGGGGATAACGCCAACTGCCGCAGGGCGTTAATGCCTTTGAGCGCCGCGCCCGGATCTTCCTTCGGGTCGGCGGTGTCCATGTAATGAATAATCTGTTCGGCAATGTCTTTTTGGGCTAACGTCATATTCAGGGTGCAGTCTTCATAGTGTATAGATTTTTTCGGGCGTATAACCCCGGCTTCCTCTCCGTCCACTTTGTCAATGTATGTGTTGATAAGTTTTTGAAGGGCGACAAGGTTCTTAAACTCTTTCATAACCGTTTTTTCGGCTACGTCGCCTTGTGAATCTACCGCCAATTCAGACTTTAAGGCGGCGAATTGCGCCATAAATTCGTGAAGGTTGTATATCCCGGTTTCTTTAAGTTTCTCACGGGCTACCAGTGAAAGAATGTTATAAATCTCGATGGGGGAATTTGTGAAGGGGGTCGCCGTCAAGCCGAACACGTTGCGCCCGTTGTTTTCCCTCTGTACCATTTGCGTAATGGCGAATAATTTAAGGGCTTGGTCGGACGGCGTACCGCCCGTTATCTTCGTGAATTCGTTTGCGTTTCCTTCTTCCTGCGTTGTTTTTTCTTTCCCTTTCGCTTGTGAAAAGATGTTTTTGAAGTTATGAAGTTCGTCAACGGTGATATGGTCGAAGCCGGTATCTTCCCAGTTTGTCTGTTTGTCTCCGGCTTTGGTCGCCTTGCCCAGTTTTGTTTGAATACGCTCTTTTTCCGCCGCTTTATCCCTGTCGCTCGCTTTAACGCCGACGGCGGACTGGCTATCTAACATATCCGCCATAAGTTCGTTATTTATCGTTTCCGGCTTGAAAGAGATCATCTGCGTCGCTTCGTATGTGCAGATTGAAAGCGTCCCTTCCTCGATATTCAATGTGCCGTCGGGGTTTTTAAGGTGTTCTATATTCCTAAAATTATAAAGGTCATTGATCTTTATGTTTGGGAATAACTGTTGTATTTCGGCGATCCAGTTTTTGTATACCGACTTTGGTACGCAGATTAAGGGTTTTTTCGCCCGCCCGGTCTGTATCTGGCTTACCGTCGCAAGGATACCCGTCAAGGTTTTACCGACACCGACATCATACGCTAATATTCCGTTTCCCTTGTTTACCAGTGTCGCAACGCCCTTTAACTGTATGTCGCTTACTTTAAGCGGGTCGCCTTTGAACGTCCGGCTTATGCCGTCCACGAAGGCGGGTATCTTCGTGTGATCGGAGTCCACTACGGCGTTAAACTGCTTATTCCACATATCCGCCATGCGCTCTTGTTCCTGCGTTGATAATTGTTCACGGATATACTGATTAAAAAGGGCTTCGGTCGCTTCCCGGCGGACTTTAATCGTGTTATCACGCTCACGGGCGGCGGCTTCCTTGTCCGACGCTTTACTGTCCGCCCTTACCGATTTGCGGTTTACATAGTCGATAATGTCGTGTTTCGTTATCGACGGCGGTACGGACCCCATTCCTAAATCCCACACCCAGTCTTTGAAACCTTGAATGAGGGAATCCTGCTTGTCGTTAAGTTCTTCCTCGATGACATATTTTCCGGCGAAGTCCGATAACGGGCTTACCGTGAATTCGTGTACTGTTTTCGGGGTCGGCTTCGCCGCTTCCAGTATGGCTTTTTGCCGTTTGTACTCCGCAGCGGATAAATCTTCCTTGTCTCTTTCAAGTTCTTTAAGTTTCTGGTAGATGTTTCCGCTTGCGTAATTTACTATGTCGTACCACTTGCCGTCGGCGGTTTTAACGTAGTTTCCGCTTTTTTCAAGATAAGTTGTGTCTTTTAACTGGCTTATGTCTATTGACCCGTCCCAGTTCGTCGCCTTCCAAATTGGAATCGCCGCTTCGGGAATATTCTTGTTGTACTTCCTGTTGAATTCCGCTAACGAATCCACGTCGTGAGACCCTGCGGCGTTCTGGTTGCCCATCATCGCTTCCGATCTTGTCCGACCCGCGCTTGGTTTTTCTGCGGCTTTCTCTTTTCTGGTTCTCTCCTCAAGTTCCATTTGAATATTGTCATATTCCATGTCTTTAATTTGAGACTTGAAATTTTTGATTACTTCCTTGCAATGCCCGATCTGCTTTGTGTTTTTCGCATGACCGCTTGAAAGCTGTTTTTCGTAACTCTTTATTCCGTCCTCAAGGGCTGCTATCCGCTTCAGGTTGTCGTCTTTCAGTTTGGTCATTATGGCTTCATAAGGTGTCGCTTCTAGCCATTCAAGCTGTTCTTTCTTTGATTCGTAACTGGAAACAGTAGAGCCGTAAAGGAAAGCGACCGTTCCGTTTTTATTTTGATCTTCCACTCTCTTTTCGGCTATCTTGTCTTGTTCGTATTGTTCCTTGCCGTCCTCTAATTCCTTTTTAAGGTCGGCTATCATCTTGTTGATTCTTCCGGCTTTTTTGGCGTTGTCGTTACCCAACATGGCTTCAGACAATGACCGCCCTTTGGGTTTCTCCAGTTCCCGGTTCTCTCTTTCAAGTTTGTCTATATCGCCTTTAAGCCTGTTGATATATTCTTCTTTTTCTTTCCCGTCTCTTATAATTGCCCCTGATAAGGGATAATCTTTGTTTCCCGATTCGAGTTCATATTTCTTCGCCGCTTCTATTTCCGGGCGCATATACTCAAGCGTTCTTTCCTGTTCGGAGATTTCAAACTTTAATTTGTCGATTTCATAATTATTTTGCTTGATTTTTATTTGATCTTTTTTGTTTATTTTTCCGCCTTCGACAACTACCTTGACATTTTCTTCCGCCTGTTCCGCTTGGGTTTTCGCGCCAATGGGTGCGGCTTCTATTTTATCCGCCCTTATGCGGTCAATAGCTTCGTCAAAACTTTCGCCGTCGGCAAGCCCGATATATTTTTCTTCTTTCCCGTAACGTCCGATCCTTGTCGTTTCCGCCCCCATTACCATGTCGGGGTTTTTTTCAAAAAAAGCGTTATCCGAAAAATCGGCGGGGTCGCCCGTTTCTTTGCGGATAATGACTATATCCGTCCCCACTCCGGTAGTGTTGAACGTGCCGTTGGGTAATCTCCACGCTTCCAACAGCTTGCCCTTGGCGGCGATTTTCTCTTTTATTTTACTGTTGCCCTTGCGTAAAAAATCGGAAGGCACTACAAACGCCATAATTCCGCCCTCACGCATGGTGTCAAGTCCACGGTCTATAAAGTATTCTTCATAGCGGGTATGTCCTTTGCCTTCGCCGCGCCCCTTCCACAAACCCTCATACTTGCCATACGGAGGGTTGCCGATAACAACGTCGTATTTCTGCCCCTTGTATTCCTTGCCGGGCTTAAACATCTCTTGAAAAGCCCCTTGTTTGACGTTTTTATCAGGGTGTAATATTCCCGCTATCCGCGCCGAAGTCTTGTCAAACTCATTTAACGTGAATACGTCGTCCGGTCTGTCTTCGGCAAAACGACCGATACCCGACGACGGTTCCAACACGTTCTTTTTTCCGGGGATATATTTGTCTACGATTTCCCACACTTTTTTAGTTACCGTGCGGGGGGTGTAGTATTCATACAAAGTCCCGTGGGTACTGGCTCCTTCCTCTCCCAGTCCGCCCGCGCCTTCATACTGCCGAAGCAGAGCTTTGTCTTCTTCGGTCATCTGGTCATCTGTTTTTGAATTTAAGAGGTTTAAGCAAGCCTCACGAATATTTTTTGTTTCTTTTACGGTGCGCCGAACATCTCTTGCAGGTCGATCTCCAGTGCCGTTAGGCAACTGTAAAGGTTCTCCTCCGTTATCTCCCGTTTCTGTCCCAGACACATATTGATCGCCGCTTTCCTCGCTCCCTCCGCTCCGTACTGCCGAAGCAACATCGGATATTTCTCCTCGCTCATTACCAATGTTATTTGTTCCATTTTCTTCCTCCGTCTTATTGTATATTCCCCAAATTCTACGCATTAGGCTGCGGTTCAATACAATTTTATTATCGCCCTGCTTGGCGTTTTTGTCAACAGTTCCGCCCGTTTTTTTACCGCCGCCGTTTCCCGCCGGCGGGCTTTTTTTCGGGGCTTTGTAACCGTCGCTATTCTCTTTTTTCTTGAAAAAAGTATCCCATTTTAATTTGTTTGACAGGTATTCAAGCAAATGGGCGGCAAAAGTCTTTTTATCCGCGCCGAAGTCCTTTTTTATGTCGTTTTTCTCATAAGTGTCTGATATTGACTTTGTTTGCAGACCGAAGAATGTTTTTAACGCCGCAAGGGGTTTTTGAAAGGTCTCTGCGTAAATATACCAGTAACCCTTACCGCTCTTTTTGGGAATACGGCGGATATATTTATGCGTCAAGGCTTTTTGAATGTCGTCCCAACCGCCAAACGATTCCCCGAAAGATTTATCTACCGAATCGGTATCTACTGTTAATCCAAAAATAACGCTCATACTATCCCCCCAAGTGCCTCACGCACTCTGTCTTTTATTTGCTATTTCATCAATGGTTTTACCTTGATTTAACCACCTATAAAATGTAGTTCTGCTTATCCCTAATTCTTTTGCCCATTCTGAAGCTGTTTTAATCTCGTTTTTGTACGTTATGTTGATATTCCGCCTTTGATTGTTTGATTGAATTTCCTTGTTAGCCCAACGGCAATTAGAGGGTTCATAATTTCCGTTATTATCAATGCGGTCAATAGTTAAATCTTCTCTGTAGCCGTTTGTCAATGCCCAATCCCTAAATGCTATATAACAATTCTCCCATTCATGACATATTTTTATACCCCGACCGCCATAATCCTTATACCCCGCGTTTTTTGAATTTCCACATCGTTGTTTCATGTTTGTCCAAATAACATGGAGCCTTGATTTACTTTCGTCATGTTTTCTATTTGCGTTTTGTGCCGATTTTACAGTTCTCTTGCCTATTTCACTGTTTACGCACCCGCAACTTTTTACCGCACCCGCAATAAGATGAGATGAACGGACAAATGTCTCTTCTCCGCATTTACAGCGGCATTTCCAATATGCGTATTTCTTGCTATACGCATACTCTATGACAGTTAAATTACCAAAAGTCATTCCCGTCAAATCTTTTCGTTTTGTTGGCATTCTCTATCTCCCTATCCCTCTTAATACTTGCTTTACTCGTTCAGAATAACTTTTATTCATGGTATTTAATTGTCCCTCTACTGATTTTATAACTTTTACGAGGGATTTATCAACGTCGTCAAAACTTTCGTATATCTCTTGCACCCTCTTATCGAAGCCCGGCGTTCTGCTTGTCGGATATTCTATGTCGTTATCCTCAAATTCTTTTTTCGCTTGCACAAACGCTTGACCGTACCGCTTTCGATTATGTTTGCCGGGTTGGGGTCCGTAGTGCTTTGTCAGTTTTTCCGTAAAGCCCGGCGTTTTGTCGTTGGGGTTATTTACCCCCTTGTCTTCATACTCTTTTTTCGTTTTTTCGAGGGCGGCGTTAAACTCTTTCGACTTCCCCTGAAGCTCCGCCACAAGAGCGTTTACTTCCGCGCCATTATACCGTACCCACACGCCACGGCAATAGGGGTGGAATACGCCGTTGGCTACCATCTCTTTTTTTCCGTCCCAGTCCTTACCGTCCCAGATAGCATATTTCGCTATAGGGTCGTCAATCTTGTCTTTATCGGGTAACGGGTGATCGCTCCATAATACGACAACCCCGTGCATTTTCTTACAAAAATCGCAAGTGTTAGAATCTATGCGTTCTATCCGTTGAAAATAAACCTTTTCGCCCGGTTCGGCGTTGGCTACTTCGTCCAGTAGGAAAGAATTGTTGGAAGCGTTTTGTATTTCGGTATCGGCAATTCTCTGAAAGTCCCTGTTCGCGCCGGTCATACGGTCGAATATGGCTTGCGATACTTGCCCCTTTCCCTTCCGGCACTTCACGCCGTCAATTAATATCTGCCTTATGTCGGATTTTACCGCTGCGGACGCTTTCGTAATCTTTTCCGCCGCCGACATCTGTAATACCTGTATCCGCGCCATTTCGGGGCGGCTTAATTCGTCGCCAAGGGCGGTTTTCATGTTTTTAACTGAATCACTAATCCAGTCCAATGTCTTGCCCCTATACTTCACGTCATCGAGGGATAATTCCTTGACCGCTTCCAAGGTGTTGTATTTTAACATACGGTCAAGCACCCGCCCCAGTGCCTTACTGTCGAGTATGATTTTTTTGTCCGTGTCTTTAAGACGCTTATTCAAAAACTTTTCAAGCACGACGACGAAGCGATCCCAGTCGCCCTTTTTAATCGGCTGCCCGGTCTCCGGGCTGTATAACACTTTCCCTTTGTGGGTTAATGGGTCGTCGTCGGGGTTGGCTTTTTTAACGACGGTATTCATTTCGGGCAAGCCGAAGTATTTAATGACAAATAAATACGTCTCTTTCAGTGCGACGGAAAAATAATTGTACCACTTATAATTCAAGTCCTCTTGCGCTTTGAATAAAAACGGTTCGGGTCCGTGATTATGCTTCCTTTCGCTTACAGATACGGGAACACCCAGATATTGAGATAAAGCCCTTACCGCTTTTATCATTTTAGTTCTGCCGTTTTGAGGTGTTACGTCTTTAATCGAAAGTTCGTAATTCATTTTATTTCGGCGTTTCCTCTTTTTTAATGGGGTCGGGGCTTTGATAATAGTCGTTTTCGGCAAACATCTCCGCTATTTTTACCCAGTCTACATAAGGTCTGCCGCACACTTTGTTGTCGGGCGGTAACGCCCCCTTTATCGGGTAAAGTAACGGACACCCTAACGCTGCGTCGTCAATATACATATTCGCAAACACCTTCGGCGATTGCGTCCACTTGCTTTGTCCGGGGTCTTTGTTCACGCCGTAAAGCGGTATGTCATTTTGCTTAAACCAGTCTACGGCGGCTTTTAACTCCCGACCGCACCGCATTGTGTTCAAAATAAGCTTATGCCCGGCGGCGATAAGGCTTTTTAATACAGGCACCGCGCCTATATCCGCCCCGATGTTGGGGTATTCGTGCGTTACGACTGTACCGTCAAAATCAACGGCGATTTTCATTTTTTACTCCTATCTATAATTATTTTCAAAATAGATAACTTAAATAATTCGCAATGTCCGCTATAAGCCGTTATAATCGGACTTCTTTCTTCTTCACGTTCAATAACTTTTAATGCCATTTTACTGGCTATTTTGCATATACCGAATTCGCTTGTTCCTAAGTTCTCTGTGAAAAAGTCCACATATTCTTTTATGTCTTCGATTTCTTTTTTTGATAATTTTGCTTTATAGTAACGACAATATTTGCAACACTTTTTTCCCTCTTGTTGCGGCTTGAAAGAATACATCTCCATAAAGTTTTCGGTAAAACAGTCCATATCTATCATTTTTTATCCGCCCCTTCTTTGGTTTGCAGCTCTAACATCTGCTTTTTTGTCAAAGTCCGTTTTTCGCCGGTTACTCTGTTTTTAATCGTGTATTCCTTCGACTTTGCGTTAAAGTCTATAACGTCCCATTGAAAGGACGGATTATCGGGCTTATGGATTTTTCTTCTCTGGTATTTTGCCATTATTCGTCAACCTCTTTAGGAATACTGTCTGCAATGTATTTTGTATTAAGATATAATTTTTCAGCCTTCTCTTTTATGCTGTTGGCAAGGGCTAACATTTTATCTGCGTCATAATCATATTCAAAAAGAATATAAAAATGGTTTGCTTCGTCTTCTATGTCGGAAGATAATTCAATAATTTCTTTCGCCGCTAAAGAATATCTGCCAACAGCTTCAGTTTTTATGCCGCCCCTTAATTTTTTGCTCATATCTCTATCCTTATGGTGTTACCCGATCTTGCAAGTGATTTTTCCGTGTCTCCGCCGCCGTTTGCCGCTTCCAATGCGTTCCACGCTTCATTGTCCGTGTTCGGCGGTTCTCCGCCGCCTTCCGGGGCTTCGTCTTCCATGCCGTCGCCGTCTTCGCCGAAACCGCCGTCCATTCCGCCCATCATTCCGCCCTGTTGGGCGTGTTGGAACAGTTGTACCGTCTGCGGGCTTTGCGGAATATCCGCAGGGTTTTTTATCTCCGTCAAGTCAAGCGGCTTTAACCCTCTTTCTTGGCGTTTTTCGTTCAACGTCTTAAAGGATTCGACTTCGCCCTTGTCTAAGTCGAGTATCTGCTGCGGGTCGTCCCGTTCATATCCGACGAATTCAAGTGAATAATTGGGATTAACCTTCTCGATGATTTTATTCAGGTAGGATTGCAGGAAAGTAAGGGTATGCCCCAGTATGGCGCTCTTACCCGCCTCAATTTTCGGTTTTGCGTCCCGTTCTACCATAGGTTGTGATTTATTTATCTGTAACCCTATGTCGTCCATGGAAGTACCGAACAAAGTTAAAACGCCGGACGTTAAAAACTCAATCCAGTTCTGGTATTCCATTTCTTTGTTCGTCCCGGTCAACGACTGCCAACGGATACCGCCGCCCTCACCCTTTTTAATGCCGGACGGGATAATCGGAATACGCCATTGTGAAGACGGGTTGCCGCTCATAATGTCGCAAATGTAATCTTCCATCATTTCTACGGTCTCTTGATCTGCGTCGCCGTCGATTAACAGCATACCACGGGGGAGCTTGTTCTCCGTAAAAAATCCGCTGTTATATGTAAATGCGTTAATGACACTGGTTATAAGGTCGATTGCCTGTTCGACGTAGGAATAACCGTAAAACGAATAGTCAATATCCGTCCGGGGGTTTTGAAAATCAAAAATTAATTGATCTTTCGTGTACCACGCATAGGGGATATAGTCTATTACTTGGGCGTACTTTATTTTATAGGGGTTGTCCTGCCCCGGTACAATGCGTTCAATGGTCGCAGCGTCTATCGCCCAAAAAGCGCAGGGCTTACGGGCGTTTGTATATTGAATCTCCGTCGCTATCTGGTCGATTTCAAGTAAATCACGGATTATTTTCGTGCAATACTTTACAAAGTCGTCGTCCCTGTCCGGGTCATCGACGAATCCCGTATGCAATAAAAACTTTTCAAGGGTTTCACGCTCCGTCGATTTTTTGCCCGACGCTTTTGATATGTCTTCGCCCCGCTTCAGTATGACGAAGCCCCGGATATTGCGGTCGGTAGACGGCTTCAAAAACGGTTCGATTTTCCTTATGGTATTGCCGATACAGGCGTTAATAATCCACGCCTTACTTGACACCCGCCGCAGGGTTTGACAGTTTATCGAGCGGTTGTAATAGCGGTCAACAGTCCGTAAATTGCCGTACTGGTTTTGTATCTGTTTGAGCGGATCGAATAACGCCGATTGCAAGCCGTTGTCATTTTGGGGGTTTCCCATGTATGTAGTCGGCGGGGTAAAATGACTGCCCTGTCTGGCAAGTTCCCGCCGCAGTATAATGGGGCTTGGACCCCTATTTCCGGTTAGCACGTTCTACACCTCTTAAAAGTGATGTTATGGACTTTCCACGCCTTCCAGTCAGAGTAGGGGCGGTGTTAATTACGCTGCTTTCCGTGTTTTCTTTCCCTGATTGTACTGCATTACCGTTCTTTTTGCTAGTGTATTTTGTGTAAAAGTTTCCGGTATCCGTCGCACCCTGAATAACCGCCCTATCCGCAAGCGCCCACGCCCAAAAACTGTCGGCATGACCGTCTTCGTCCCTTGTGCTGTCATAGCGGAAAGCTCCGCCCGACACCGAAGTCCGTTTGATTGAATGGATCTGCCTGTGAAACTTCCTGTCGTTTTGCAGTAAATACTGTTTCTTTTCAAGCCCTGTTTTTACGGCTATCGCCATTTCTTCTTTCGATACGCTGTCAAACTTTACGCCCTCGACCATTGCGTCGCCGAATTCTTTTTGTAGTGTTTCCCGCAGGGGGTCGCCTATTCCCGTACTGTCAAGGCAAGCCCGCACCGGGCGCACCTGTTTCATTATCTTGCGGAATTGGTCAAGTTGGTATTCATACTCTTTTTTTACCATTTCGATTTCTGCGACGCTTCGTTTTAATCCGTTTGGTAGTTGACCGATAACGAATATGACCGCAGCGTCCCTGAATCTGGCAACGTCGTAACCCATGAATAACCGCCCGTGAATATCCGGGTCGTAACCAAGCAATAAATCGTCCGCCGTCTTGAATATTTTTATCTCGATGTCTTTTTCGTCTTCCCCTTCCTCTAGGGGGCGGTCTCTGTCTCCCTCTCTCATACCGGGGGTGTTCGCATGGATTAAATCAAGCGTTATGTAACTTAAAGCCGAATCAATAAAAGCGCACTCATATTCCTGTTGAAAATCCTCTAGGAACATTGAATCAAATATTGTCTGTATCGCCTCTTTGCCGAAAATCGCTACCCTGTCCTCTGTATCCATGTTCGGGGCAAGTTTGACCGCTTCGGGAACATCGGTACAAAATTCTTTCGTAAACCACCAAGGGATCGTAAACCGCCGGAATTGTTTGTATTTGTTGCCCTCATTACTGAATATGTCGTAAAACTGCCCCAACATTCCGAAGGGGGTACTTCCCGCCTCTAGGCACCCACCACGGGATACTACGGGCAAGCCTGCGGTGTAGATTTTACGTTGTTGGTTAAATGGGTAAAACGCCATTTCGTCGAATACAAGATCGCCGTTTTTACCACGGGGCTGTCGGCAAGCGATAGACAGTAACCGGCTTGTCGTCTTTCCGCCCTTGTCGTAAAACTCCATTGATGTTTTTGTTTCCGATACCAATTCCTTACGGTGTCTTTTTGGGATTGAATGATAAAACTCTTTGGCGTAACTTATTTTTTCTTTTGCGTCGTCAAGGTTATATGATATGAATTGCCGGGTATACTTAAAGCGGTTCTTGTCCATTGCCTTAATCAAACCCTTTAATGCGACACTGAAAGAGAATCCAGTCTGGCGGCTTTTATTCAAGGCGGCGTATTTGCTTGTGTCTCTTATGTATTCCTGTTGCCAAAAATCCAAGTCAATGGGCTGTTGGTTTACTTTGATAAAGGCTTCGGCAAAGTTTAGCCGTTCTTCCGGCGTAAACAGCCCGCCTTTTCCGCTACCCATTGAGCGCCCCGCTTGTGCTTACTTTTTCTTGATCTTTGTCAGTCCATAGCCTGTCTTTATTTGTTTTTAACCGTTTTTCTAATACCGCTATCAATTCTTTGTAATCAAGGGCTTTTTTTCTCGGCTCCCCGGTATACACGTCAAAGTCTGCGTCTGAATGTCTGCCCGGCGGGTGATCGGATAACCTGATTTTAAGAATATTGCCTTTGCCCGTATTTATGGTTATGTATCGGGAGCGTGTACGGATTGAATCCATTACATATACGTTATAGCCCCAAGACAACAGTTTTTTTGACAGGACGTGGTATATCGCTTTCAGGTTTCGGCTTAACGGTCGTATCCGTGGACCCTTCCTTAAACCGCTGTAATTACAGTTCTTGGACAAGTTTATTCCCCCCGTCGTCTTTTATTCCGGCTATCCTGCCCACTTCGTCTTTCCCCTTACGGGCGGACAGTTTGACAGTAAGCCGCTCCCGTATTATCTCCATGGTCGCCTCGCCGTCGTCGTTGTTGTCATTGGCGGGTCCGCCGTACAGTTTGTTGAATATGGTTGTCATTTCGGACATGGATTTTTCCCGGTCGGCAAAATTGATGACTTTCCGCCCCGTAACCCCCTTATAATCAATGCCGTCAACGGCAAGTAACTGTTGGGGGGTCAATTCCGATAAGTCTTTTAGCACCTCGATTTCCCGCTCTACAAATTCCCCCGTGGCGATGTCTTTCTCTTTTATCGTGATTTTCTTGTAATACTCGGCTACGTTAAAGTGTATCCTCGCTATCCGGGCGCGGATAATGTGTTCCATTTCCTCTTTTACGTCTATCTTCAGGGGTTCCATAAGCCGGCGTATGGCTTCGGCGACGTTCTTTTTACCGTGGAGAAAATAGACCGTACTTCTGGCGGTGTCTTGTGAATACCCGGCTTTTATCGCCGACTTCGCCCTGTTCTGAAAGGTGTCTGAATCGGGGTTGGTATACCAAAATACATAACGGGCTTCCTTCGGGGTCAAATTGAGGTCGTCAATGCCAAGGTTTGAATAATCTACGACTATCCCCTGCGGCGGGGCTTCTTTGGGTGTTTTTTTAACCGCTTTAACCGCCGGTTTTTTCTTTTTTGCCGTCGGCTTCGCTTTCACTGGCATTACTCTCTCCGCACTTGTGTATCCTGTATCCGGTTACAGGTCGCCCCCTCTCGCTAATAATGGTCAACGGCTCTGCGTCCAACGTATACACCCCGTCGCCGCCCTGCCTGATAACCGTATGGCTTGCGGGAATATACCGCAACGGCGCTCCGCATTTAGGACAATCTTGCACTGGGGTTTCCGCCGGTCGAAAGTTCGGTTAAAAGGCTCTGTATCCCTTGACCCGCCCATGTTCGGACGGTCGAAGCGTGAGTTATCTCTCCGTCGTTGAAAATGTAAGTGTGGGAACCGTAATAATCACTGGCGCACGCATTTTTAATTTGTTCACGGATAGAAAAGCCTTCGGGGACGGGCGGCGGCAAGTCTTTAGGGTCGCTGTACTCCGAACAATTAACAGGTCGCCCTGAATCAAAGCCTAATTTAATCCCGCCTGTAAACTTCTCTTGTTTTTTCTTATCGAATAGACAGAGTAATGAGTCAGCGCTTTTTTGCATAAAACACGCCCTTAAAAGAGTATGCGGGGTCAGAAAACCGCCCTCCTCGGTTTTTTTGGATATGCGCTGTTTGGTCTGAAAATAGTATAGCGTACCCGTTAAAAATTTGTCAATTCCGAATGTTCGGAATTTGCCTGTAACTCGATTTTAACGCCGACCATCGGCAATACTCCGATATACAGTATTTTCTTTTTGGTGTCAAAAAACCACCCGACCCAAAAATCAAACCACTTAAAATAAAGCCGTATTTTCATTGCTCTTTCCTTTCCGAATGTTCGGAATTCCCCCCCCCCTTATAATCCAGTATTATAAGACCGCCCTTTGTCTTTCCGCATTTACGCCAACCCGCTTTTTGAAAACAATATCCCGGATTCGTCGATTTTATTTTTGCCGGATTAACATAGGTGTAAAACCTCTCTTGCGACCATCGCCGCCTTGCCAATTTAACCGCCTCGATAATTAAATCCGACGATTTCAGGCTTCCTTCATTGCGGAATACGGAGCAACATACCCCCTGCTGCCCGCTGTCGTCTATAAACTTCCGCCAAACAAAAAGAGCGTCATTGTTCATGGTCAATAAAACCATTTTTTGTCCGGGTCCGCAAAACAGCTTCCTTTCTCGACCGTCGGCGTATTTATAACAGGAATAATGTCGCTCATACATCGCAAGAGCTATAGGGTTTCCGTCCCTTACCTGATACCAGTTGCCACCGCCAATCGGAAACAAAAAGCCGCTCATTGCTATTTATTCCTTACATAATTCACGGTACAATTCCATGCTACGAATTGACACCAATTCCCGTAATAACCACACCATTTACGACACTTACCGTTATCGGCTTTTTCTACGGTTTTTTCTTTACAGTCCGTGCAACGCCCTTTTTGTTGCCCTTTGTAATCAGACCCACTACTCATTTTTTTCCTTCAGTGGTATTTCGATTAAGAGCATAGGGATAAGAATATAAAGCGTCCGGCTTTTCTTATCCCAAATAGCCCCGAACACGAAATATCTGTTTGTACGCTCTATTTTTATCCGTCTTGGCTCCGGCATTTTGGCGGGCATAAGGCTTTCCCTTGACATCGTAACGGTCGGCGTTGGCGGAACAATGCCGCCAAACAGGGGCATACGGAAAGGCATATCTGCCTTCGGGGGCGGTGGCGGCATATAGCCTTTGGCAATGCCCTCTATCGTACTTTCCAAATTTACTATTACGCTGTTTTCAATCAAAATTAATATCCCTCCCGTTCAAAGACACACGCTTTTTTATATTGTGTTTTTTCAAAACCCTATTAACCTTTGATATAGCCCACCTTACCCTTATGTCCCTAACCCAACCTTTTATTAGGGCAAAAAGATAAGGCACCCAGATAATAACCAACACGATAAAGATAATGGGCTTTATTAAATTGCGGTCTTGCAATATTATCAATACCGGGCTATTGAGTATATTCGACTTGGTATCGTCTTCATTAAGGTATTCAACTACCTCGCGCCATGACAGCATAATAATAACCGCGCCGACGGCAAAATAACAAAATATATAAATCATTTTAATTCCCCATTTATCAAAGAATTGCTAATCTCCATCGCTTTTTGTAGGCGTTCCTGATAATCCCCGCCGCAGATTTCAATAATGTTTTCAAAGCCCCGGTCTTGATACATACGGCGCAGTCTTTCATGTAGTGCTATTCTTTGCTCCTGTTCCCCGCTAAACCTTAAACCGTCGGCGACCCATTTCACGTCGGGATTCATAAGCAAAATTAAATCATACCTGTTCGGTTCTATTAAACTTTCGATTTTCGGGTTTTCCTTACCCATATACATCTGGCAATAGTATTGCGTTACAACAGCGTCCGTGTCGATAAAGACTATTTTATTTGCCGTCCTTGTGGCATGGTTTTCAACTTGCCTGTGTTCCCAACTAATCTGGAGAAAATCGTCAAGTTCATAGACCGTTTCATTCCTGCCAAAGTATTTTTCCGAATAATACCGCCCTTCCTCTCTTGCCCACGAAGTAAAGAATATTTTGGCAAGCATTTTTGTAAGCGTGGTCTTTCCGCAGGATTCAGTACCCGTGATTAAAACACGCTTCACAAAGTGTTCCCGCGCCGACCCCAGAATATAATCCCAGTGCTTGTAAGGGTTGCGGCGGATCTCCGTCGCGCTAATGGGATATAATTTATTGCGGTCATGTATGACATATTTAACGCCGGGAAAATAAGCCGTGTAACCTTCTTCCGCATATTCAGGTTCGCCGCCGAAAATTGCGTCAAACGGTTCGGGAATTGTCTTTTTTACTAATTCCGCCCATTGCCGCCAACCTTCGGGGTATCCGGGAATATCCCCTTCGTCGGAGCCGATAACTTTAATGTGTGCAAAATCCTCAAGTTCTATGCTTAACCATTTTGTTTTTTGCTTCAGGCTTATAGGCTTCGTATTCGTCCCTTCATAAAGGGGTTTTTCAAGCGCCGCATTATGAGAGACAAGCACATAAAACTTTTCACATTGACAGCTTGCCTCTAAAATGGCTGCTAAATGTCCCCTATGCGGTGGCGTAAACTTGCCGGGATAAACGCCGACTTTATACATTATTTGACCCTCCACCTGATATAGCCGTATACGGCGTTTACCAGTAAGGTTGCCCACATAAGGATCATCATAAGGTCAAACGTGTAACACCACAAAATAATGCTCATAATGTCTATCAAAATCCATAATACCCATTGTTCACGGTATCTCTTTATCATAAGTATCATTGCGACTATGGACGACGTAGTAGTAAAACTGTCGATGACATATTTATCAAAGCCAAAAGAGTATGTTGCCCCGTAAAACCACTGGTTTACCGCCGGCAATGATATAAGGTGCGCGAAACCAAGGATACAAACCGCAGTACCGCCGTATACTATAATCGACTGAAACAGGGATAATTTTTTACTCTCGACTTCGGCTTCGGTGCCTTGCAATTCAACCTTTTTTCGTTTCCACATTAACCAACCGACAAGATTCATAGGAAAGTAATACAGCCAATTTAACGACCACTCCCCCGTGTTTCCCGCTGCGAAGGCGACTACCCCGTAAGCAAGCACGGTTACAGTCCCCCACGCATAATTACTTATTTTGCGTTTTGCAACTAAAATACTGCAAAAAGTGTTACTTATGCTTGCGATAAGCCCCACCCAAGCAAGCCATGAATAATCGCCGATTACGAACATCAATACCGCTCCTATGGCGATGTTCGCGGCGATTAACCCCTTCTCAAACCGATTAAACCCTTTCATAATTTTATCCTCCAAAAAAACATATAAAAGCCATACGGCTTTTTTACTTCAGTTCCCCCGTATATTCCCAAAGTCCCAACCTTCCTAGTGCCGGCACTGGTTTTTTAAGGGGTTGCGGATCTCTTATCCGCCAATGGAATAAATCGGATTCGTCCCAGAACGACTGTATATCTCTGTCAATGGCGTATAATTCTACCGTACCGATAATTTTTCCCGCCTGTTCCTTCCAACGCTCATAATCTTCGGGCTTGGCGTTATATCTTTCCGCAGCGTAACGGTCAAGCGTTTTTGAAACATGAATTAACAACCGCCCTCGATACATTACTTCCCACGTCCGATTTTCTGTATTCTTAAAATTTCCCTTGCGACCGAACATAATCCAGTCCGCCCACGGGTTTTTAATTGACAAGACTTTCATAAAACAACCTTCTTCAAAATGGCGATAATGATTATTAGAATTAATCCGCCCGCCATTGCCGAAGTCCAACCGTACCAAAATCCTTCTAAAAACTGTTTCATAAGTCCTCCACGTCTTTAACTGTTAAGCACCTACCCAATTTCTTAAATAATTTGATAGCCTTATACGCCGCTGTTTTTGTAGGAAAATCACATGAAGTAAAACCCGCCGCAGGGTTTTCCGTCCAACATCGATCTGGTATTACCCATGAATGAAATAATTTTTTATACTTTGGTTTCATTCCGGTCTCCAGTCATTGTCGGGCTTTGGGAAAGGAGTACAGGCACAAATTATAAAAAACGGGGTTTCCGTCATTAATTTTCCGTATTCTCCGTCTTCCCAATGGGATTTTACCTCCCTATATATTCCTAATTCCCATTTTGCGTCTATTGAACCCGGTATCCACATATACCATACCGGCATATAATCAGGTACTTCTTCGCTATATTCTTTTTCGTATTGTTCCGGCGTTGGGTACTTGCGACGTTTTAAGGGGCAATCGGTACAAAATGCACAACATAAATGAGAATGTCCTATAACCCCGTCGCCAAGTACGCAATAAAAATCTTTTTCTATTTCGTATTCTTTTTTCATGGTTTATCCTCTTTTTTTGCAGGGGGTTAAAACACCGCCCAAACATTTTGGGCAAATTTCCATTTCGCCGTTGCGTGATTTTTTGTAAACCTTGCTGTCAAAGCGACTGCCGCCGATAAGAAAATGGTGTCCGTTATCGTTATAAGTCATTTCGCCATGACCATTACAGTAACTACACCACTTTTTACCGTCTTGCTTCGCAAAATGTTTTCGCATTTTGGTATTAACCTCATTCCAGTAGGTCAATAGTTTCACGCTGTATTTTAACGTCGCAATGAAGTCTTTTTGCTTAATGGTACGACTACTTATAAATTGCCATGCCCCGGTGCTTAACCATTTTTCGTCAACGTCTGGGAAAACACGGCGATTATATAGGATCCGCCCATTGTTAAGGCGGCGGATAAAAACGGGGTCCACCATGACCCTTTTTTAACGCCGTCTTTCAAAATAGCTTCGTATGTGGTTTTATCTGTCGTGCCGTGATAACAGATCATACCGCCTCCGGCAACGACGCACGAAGTGTAGCTAACCAGTGGTTTCTGTCGTCTACCCTTTTTACTTCCGATGCGTGTTCTCTTGTGTGGTATGCTATGTCTTCGCTTACGTCTTTCATTTCGGTAATCAACCATTCGTCGCCGGTCAATGGTTTTATATCCGTGTTATAGTAACTTGTTTGGCAATCAAACTCCAAAGACGAAGTAATCTGTTGTGTCATAAAGTCTTTTATGCCATTCAATTCTTCTGGCGGTTGCCATTCCTGTATTTGTGCAAGCATTTTTCTGTATCTGGCGCTTTCCTGCGCTATCCGTTCTAAACCCTGTTTTTGATTGGCAACCCTTTTTTCATACTGGGCTTTCGCTTCCTGCTCCGCCTGTTCCTTTGTCATGTTTCGCAATAGATTAAAGCGTTCTTCCGCTTCTTTTATTGCTTTCAAGTGGTAATCGGTCGGCTCAAACTTCTCCGGTATCGGCTTGTCCGAGGGATCGTCCCTCATTGTAATCGTTGCACCAAACGCTCTGGCGCAAACCATCGCAAAATCACGCAATGTCGTGATTTCTCCATTTTGTACCCTGTGGGTGTATCCTGTAGGCATATTCTTGTCCTCCGTAATATAATTTTTACCCTCTCAAGAGGGCTTTTTAATCTCCCTTATATATCTTCTCTGATTTTTTTTTAGGCTTATATTTTAACGCCTCAAATTCCTGTTCTGTAAAATATATTTCTACGTCTTTCCCTTTAATAAAAAATTCACGCCATTTTTCATTAAGTTTTTTTATAAGAAGTTTCATGCCTTTATAATTATGTAATCTGCGGTCTTTATTCCCGTATTCTTTAGCGTCAAAATATTCTTCTAGGCTATTGAGGGCAAACTTAAAACCGCATTGCATACATTGGACTTGATATGTTTCTTTTATATCTGTCATTTTTTGCCCTTCTCTCTATCAAAAAATAATTCCCAAGGCTCAACACCCAACACATAGGCAATTATTACCCACGACTTACCGCCAACTATATGTTTACCGTTTTCAAAATCGCTTATTGCAACAGCCGATATTCCGGTTTCTTTTGACAACATTGTTTGGGTCCAGCCTTTTTTCTTACGGAAATATTTAATATTTTTTCCTTGTAATGTGTTAAGCTCTTGCACTGTCATAACAGCTCCTTGTCGCTTTTTAATTTACGCATATAGCCTTCCTTTCCCAGATAATTGACTTACCTCAATACCTAAAATACCGGCGTATTGTTTCAACCTGTCCGGCGTTGGTATATACTCACCTAATTCGTGAGCGCAGACGAAAGACGGCGTAATGCCCATTATTTTTGATAATTCACGTTGGCTTAAACCTTTTTTCTCCCGATAAAATCTTATTCTTTCGCCCATCGTTCTAATTGCTATCTTGGCTTGATCTTTCATGTATAATTGATGTACCTCGATATTAAAAACCAGAGCGTATAACAAAAGATATTTTGTAGACGGCATAACGTGTCCGTTTTCATGGTTAGAGATAGTTGTCTCCGACGTGCCGATTTTCTTTGCCAATTTTCTAACATACCAACCTTTTAATTTTCTGAAATACCTTATGTTCTGCCCGACCAGTATATTAAGTTCTTGTACTGTCATCTTCCCCTTCCTCACCCTTTAGGTTAAAATCTTCACATAGTCTTTTTTCGTGTTTGTTTTCCGCTTTACAAAGACTGTTCCCGCCGCATAATCCGCATATACTAGCCGTTCCCCTGCAAACTTCCTGTAACAATAAAGCAATGGCAATACTGTCATCTGTTATTCCTGCCACCGCCTTATTTATAACGTCAAACGCTTCGTGTATTTGATTTATGCGGCTTTTATTGATGATACTCATACCTTCTTTTTCCCACAAAGCATTAATCTTTCGCCGTTTTGGTAAGCCTCGCACTTGATATAATCGGGGCATTTTTTACATTCGTTCTTTGTGTGTTTGTAAGCCGGTTCACAAGTATTGCAAATATCCCCTTCATGGCAACCGCCGTTTTTTACAAGGTCTTTTATTAGGCACCCACAACCGCCGTAATTTTGGTTTTCGGCGTGGTTATGTAAGCCGTCGTATCCGTTTTGCTCTAAATGATTAACAATAATATCTGTTGTTGTCATTGTTTTTATTCCTCTTTGCCTTCAAATTCTTCTGCGTTCACGTCGCAGATCCAGTCTTCGTCAATATCTTTTTTTGCTTGTTTAACGGCTTCTATCATTGCTTTTTGATAATTTTCGTCCGTATTTGCGCCGTCCACGTTGATTATTACCGTTCCTTTTATCTCAAAGGTGTATCCTGTTTTAACTTTCATTGTTCCTTATCCCCCTCTATGATTTTCTTCAATTCCGCTTCCAACGCTGTTTTTATCCGATAAGTGTTGCTTATGGACTTTGTTATCGCCCTCATTTCTTTGCGGTATTCTTTTATGTCGTTATCTAATAACCTCATTTGTTTTTCAATCTCCGCTATGTCTCTATCCACAATTAACCTTAAATAATTCTCATTCAAAATATCGCTATTCGCCATTTTTATTCTCCTTGTGTTTTTTTTCTTTACACTCCTTGAAATATGGGCAACGTGCGCCCTGTTCGGTTACTTCAAACAGCCTATGCAAATTCTTCGGCGGCTTGACGTTTGGGTATCGGTCAAAATATTCTTTCTCCGCCTTCCACATCAAACAGTTTCCGCAATGCTTACAGGCGACGCAATTCATAATTCCGCGCTTGCCTGATTTATTCTTTGGCGGTTTCGGCGGAGCGGGCGGGGGCTTCGGTCTTGTCATTCCGGCGGGTCGTCGGTTCGGTTCTTTTCTGTTCATAGTTCTACCCCTTCGTGTCCGGCTTTATACCCCGTGTGCTTTTTGCCAGAATGAAGCAGCTCGTCGATCCTGCCTTCAGAATCCTCATAGAAAATACGGGTTTCGTCCGTAATTTCTTCCTCGATGTATAACTGTTCAATCACATAATTAGCGTCGTGCGTTACGCTGCGACCTGAATTGTGTCCGATGTCGCGGATAAATATATATTTTCCGCTTTCATGTTTCAAAACTTCCCATTCCGCTTTCATAAAATCAAACTCTCCTTGCGTATTATTATTTTTAGCCCGGCACACCGGACCCATTCCCGCTTCTATTGACACCGGGTTTTTAAGCAGCCGACTACAAATACGGCAACGGCAACCCATTAATTAAAAAGCCCCCTTTCGCTCGCTATTCTTTCCTCTGCGATTTTTATATATTCCGGGTTTATTTCGCACCCGATATACTTCCGCAATAATTTGAGCGCGGTAACGGCGGTCGTCCCGCTCCCCATGAACGGGTCCAACACGATACCACCCTCACGACTTCCGGCTAAAATACAAGGTGTTATCAATTCCTCTGGGTATGTGGCAAAATGGGCGTTTGGATTCGGCTTCGTGTTCACGATCCATACGTCCCGTTTGTTACGCTTAAAATCCGCCGGCATATAATCTTCCCGGCTTCGGCATAAATCCGGTCTTGTCTCTTTGTATATGCCCTGTCCTTTATTTTTATTGTCAAGCGTTTTTCTTCGCAGAAAATCGTCAACACATTCTTTACTGCAATTTTCTTTTATTATTTCGTTGTTATAATAATAATTTGCGTTTTTGCTTAATAAAAATATGTATTCGTGGGACTTTGTACAGCGGTCGGTAACGCTTTCCGGCATTACATTAGGTTTATGCCAAATAATGTCTTGGCGGAGATAGTAGCCGTCGGCGCGGAGTGCAAACGCCAACAGCCAAGGAATACCGATCATGTCTTTTGACTTTAATCCGTATTTTTTGCCTTTATTCGGATATGTGGGCTGCCAACTTTCACTACGCTTGTCTTCACTTTGACCGCCTTTGCCGCTCCCTGCGTAACTGTCGCCTATATTAATCCACAAAGTACCGTCTTCACGAAGCACACGCCTTACTTCACGGAATACATCAACAAGTTTTTCTACATACTTTTCGGGCGTTTCCTCTAATCCTATCTGGTTGTCAATGCCATAATCACGCAAGCCGTAATAGGGCGGCGACGTGATACAGCAGTCCACAAAGTTATCAGGAAGTGTTTTTAATGTATTGATGTTATCCCCAGACAGGATTATATTTGCCGTCATAATTGGTTGGAAGTTACCCCCCCCCCCCCC